ATGGCAAAGAAAAGAAGGCAAGAACCCTAGTGGGGGTTTAAATGCCATAGGTCGTGCTAGTTATAAACGTCAAACAGGGGGTACTTTAAGAGCTCCCAGTAAAGTCGTAGGCAATAAACGTAGAGCTTCATTTTGTGCTAGAATGAGTGGCATGAAGAAAAAATTAACTTCTGCTAAAACAGCAAGAAACCCAAATAGCAGAATCAATAAAGCTCTTAGAGCTTGGAACTGTTAAAAATAATAGAAAGAAAAATAAAAAATATATGGTTGAATAATGATAGACAAAATAATTAAAACATATACAAAACTAGCCGCTCCTATCAAAAAGAATTGGAATAAGCTGGATCCATCAACAAAATCTATGGTGGTAATAACAACTGCAGTTGGAGTACCTATAAAGATAGCTGCATTAGCTGGTGCTTATTATTTACTTAAAGATAAAACTCCAAAAGATACAACTCAAAAAGAAAAAATTAAAAAATATATGGTAGGATAATGACAAAAAAATTAGAAGATCTAGCTGACGAAATGATTAACTTAACACCTGAAGAAGGTCAAGAGTTAGGCATGATTATCAAAGCAAAATTAATGCCTGAACAAGCTAAACAACAAACAGAAGAAGGATTACTATCAGAAAATAATCCAGAGGATCAACAACAAATGGGAATGATTGGTCAGCCAGTAGATAATAATATGGCAATGCCAACAACAAGAGATGTTGCTATGAGAGGATTGTTACAATGATTATAAAGTTTTTTAATAAACCAAACAAACAGAAAGGATAACTATGCCACAAGTAGGAAAGAAAAAATTTGCTTATACATCTGCTGGAAAAAAGAAAGCTAAAATGTATGCTAAAAAAAAAAATAAAAAAATAATATATAATTAAGGAAATAATAATGGTTAAAATTTTTAATAAAGAATTTAGTTTATTTAGAAAACCTACAGCAATGGAAGAATTGACAGGTTATGTAAAAAAACAAACAAGACCATATACTAAAAAATATGGTAAGGTAATTAAAAAACTTGTTAAATCACCTTACGTTGCACCAACTGTAGGTTTGTTTAAAGGAGCTGGACAAATTGGATTAGGAGCAGTAAAATTAGCTGCTAGAATTCCTGGTCCACTTTTAGCTGCTAGTGTAGCTTATGATATAGGCTCTTATTTTGCAAAGAAAAAAGACCCAGGATTAAAATTTCCTGAGTTTCCAGAATATGATAAACGAGGAAGAAAATTATTTTAATTATGGATGAAGATAAAACATTTGAAAATGAAGTTTCTTCTGAAGAAAAAGAAATAACAGTTGATAATCATGGTGGTAAAAGACCAGGAGCTGGTAGACCATTTGGATCGAAAACTACAAAAAACTGGAAGTCTATGGAAGAAATGGCAATCAAATATCAACATTCTCCTTTAGATTATTTATTATCTGTGTTAAATAATCCTATGAGCTCACCTGAAAGAAAAATGTATGCAGCTGAAAAAGCCGCTCCATTTGTTCATGCAAGGTTAGCATCTACTACATCTACAATAGGAACAGATGAACCAATCTCAATCAAAGTCTCTTGGCAAAAAGAATAATAAAAAAAAACTTCTAGAAATAGAAATACCTTATAAGCCAAGACCTTATCAATTAGAAGTACATAACGCACTTAAAAGATTTAGTGTCTTAGTTTGTCATAGACGATTTGGTAAATCTGTATTAGCTATCAATGAATTAATTAAAACAGCTACAGATAAGCCTAGAGCTTTGTGTGCATTTATAGCTCCCACTTATAGACAAGGTAAATCTATTGCTTGGGAATATTTAAAATTTTATACTAAACCATTAATGTATTTAGGTGGTAGTAGAAACGAAACAGAATTACGAATAGATTTATTTAATGAATCTCGTATACAAATTTTTGGAGCAGATAATCCAGATAGTATTCGAGGAATGGGATTTGATAAAGTTATTTTAGACGAATACGCAATCATGTCTCCAAGAGTATGGACTGAAATTATTCGCCCTGCAGTTGCTGATAAATTAGGATCTGTAATTTTTATTGGTACTCCTATGGGACATAATCAGTTCTGGGAAGTATTTGATTACTCTCAAAGAGGTCATAAAGATTGGTATGGTAAGTTATACAAATCATCTGACACCAATGTTATACCAGCTGATGAGCTAGAACAAGCTAGTGCTATTATGACTCCTGAACAATATGATCAAGAGTTTGAGTGTTCATTTACTGCAGCAGTATCAGGAAGTTATTATGGAAGATTAATAACTAAAGCAGATAACGAGAAAAGAATTAGTAAAGTACCCTTAGATTTAAATGTAGGTGTAGAAACCTGGTGGGATTTAGGTATAGGTGATTCTACTGCAATTTGGTTTGCACAAAGAATTGGTAAAGAAATTCATCTTATAGATTATTATGAAACTTCAGGAGAATCTTTAGCACATTACGCAGATAAGTTAATTGAAAAAGATTATGCTTATAGTAGACATATTGCACCACATGATATTATGGCTAGAGAATTAGGTACTGGTAAATCAAGATTAGAAGTAGCAAATGATTTAGGTATTGATTTTGAAGTAGCACCTAAATTAGAAATTGATCATGGAATAGAATCCGTTAGAAATGCTTTGCCTAATTGTTTTTTTGATAGACAAAAATGTAAATTAGGGTTAGATGCTTTAAGACAATATCGAAAACAATGGGATGATAAAAACCAAGTTTTCAAAAATAAACCTCACCATGACTGGTGCTCACACGCAAGTGATGCATTTAGATATGGATGTGTACACGATCCTATTGATACATCAGACTGGAATAAACCAATAGCAATAAATACAAAATACGTAGTATGAAAAAAACAAATCAAGAAATATTATCAATTTTAAGTAGAGAAATAAGTAATGCATCTGGATATATAGGTGGAGAATTAGTATCTCGAAGAAAAAAATCATTAGAATATTATTTAGGCAATCCTCTTGGCAATGAACAAGAAGGTAGATCTCAAGTTATTTCTAATGATGTTTTAGATACAGTAGAAAGTTTAATGCCATCGCTAATGCGAATTTTCACTTCAGGTGATAACGTATTTAATTGCGAAGGTATGGGGCCAGAAGATGAGGAAATGGCTAGACAATGTTCTGATTATTTAAATTATATTTTTTATAAAGAAAATAATGGTTTCTTATCTTTGTATACTGCATTTAAAGATGCATTGATTCAAAAAAATGGAATTTTAAAAGTATATTGGGATGATTCAGAAAAAACTGAAAGAGAAGAATATACAAGATTAACAGAATATGAGTTTGAAGATTTAGTTATTAATCCAGAAGTTAAAGTAACTAATCATACTGAATATGAAGAATCTCTTAAAGATGATAGGGGAGAAGAAATTGATAAAATTATCCTACATGATGTGGTAATCCACAGAACAAAATTATATGGTAAGGTTCGTATTGAACCAGTACCACCTGAAGAATTTTTAATTGAACGTAGATGTAAATCTATTGATACTGCAAACTTTGTTTGTCATAGAGCAACTAAAACAAGAACAGAATTAGTTGAAATGGGTTATGACAGAGATGTTGTTGCTACTCTACCAACAGGTGATGGAGATTATTATACTGAAGATAAATTTACTAGACATCAAAGTGTAGATTTTTCTCATGGTCTAAGTGATGGAGATAAAAGTACAGAAGATATTTTAGTCCACGAATGTTATATTAGATTAGATATTGATGATGATGGTAAATCAGAATTATTAAAAATTACTGTAGCAGGAGATTCTAAAAAAATGCTGGGCATGGAAGAAATTGATACAATGCCTTTTGTATCTATGACTCCTGTAATTATGCCTCATAGATTTTATGGTAGAAGTATTGCGGAATTAGTAGAAGATATACAATTAATAAAATCAACTGTGATGCGACAAATGTTAGATAATATGTATCTAACAAATAATAATAGAGTTGCAATACAAGATGGTCAAGTGTCTATGGATGACTTATTGACTAATCGACCAGGAGGAATTGTTAGAACAAAACAACCTCCTCAAAATGTAATGATGCAGATTCAGTCTCAACCCATTACAGAACAAGCAAGTGGTATGTTGGCTTATTTAGATTCTGTTAAAGAAACTAGAACTGGCATCACACGACAATCACAAGGGCTAGATGCTAATACATTAAATACTACAGCGTCTGGACAAAACCAAATTCTAACACAATCACAAATGAGAATGGAGTTAATAGCCAGAATATTTGCTGAAACAGGTGTAAAAGATCTAGCCTTAAAAATGTTTGAGCTTATTTGCAAATATCAAAACAAAGAAAAAATTGTAAGAATTAGAGGTAAGTATATTCCTATGAGACCTTACGAATGGAAAGATAGAGTTAATATAACTGTATCTGTTGGACTAGGAACAGGTTCTAAAGAACAACAATTAATTCTTATGAACGCAATATTAGAAAGACAAATGTCTGCATTAAATTTACAAGGTAATGTTTATGGACCAATGGTTAATCTTAGAAATATTTATAATTCTCTAAAAAAATTAGTTGAAAATGCTGGTCTAAATAGTATAGAACCATACTTTATGGATCCAGATGTTGGAGCTGCTCAAATGCCGCCATTACCGCCTAAACCTCCTACTGAGTTTGAAAAGGTAACATTAGCCCAAGTACAAGGTGAAAACCAACGTGCTCAATTAAAAGCTAATGTAGAATTAAAAAGTGTTGAAGGTAGAATGAGACAATCTCTTTTAGATTACGAATTAGCTATTAAAGAAATGGAATTAAAATATAATACTAAGATTAATGAAATTTCTTTAAAACGAAGATCTATGTTAGAACAAACTGATTTAAGTAAATCAACTGATCTAATGAAAGAAATCATAAAAGGACAAACACAATTCTTTAACAATGGACAAAGAAATATTAATCAGGGAGGGCAAGAGAGCCAAGCAGTTGCTGGAAGATCCCCTTCTGAAGAAAGCATTTGAAGATCTTTCTGAAATTTACAGACTAGAGATCTTTAATACAACTTTCGCAGACGATAACACTCGAAGAAACCTTTGGGTTGCCTACAATATGGTAGACAAAATCAAAGGACATTTACTTAGTGTTATGTCTAGTGGAAAACTAGCTCAAGTTGAACTTGAGAATTTAAATAAACGAAGTTAATCTAACGAAACTTCAAATTCGTCAACCAATGAAAGGAACGATATGGCAGAAATAATAGAAGGCGTAACTGGTGCAGCAAAAAAAATAGAAGGAATACTGAATCCCAAAAAGGACAATCAAGTACCAGAAGTTAAAGCTGAACCATCAGAACCTAAACCTGAGACACAGGAAGTTCAAGAGAGTCAATCGCAGTCGAATGAAACTCCAACAGAACAAGTTACTGAAAATACTGAGGTAATAGAAGAACAACCAACAGAATTAGAGATACCTGAACTCCACCGAGTAAAAGTTAGTGGTCAAGAGTTAGAGGTGAGCCTCGATGAACTGAAGGCAGGATATTCAAGAGACTCAGATTACAGACAAAAAACTCATTCTTTAAGTATGGAAAAGAGAGATCTTGAAACACAAAAGAGTAGTTTGCGTCAAACTTACGATAATCGTTTACACGAACTAAATGATTTAATTTCGACAGCTAATATGTATGTGGAACAAAAACAAGGTAGTAAAGATCTTGCTAAATTGTATAATGAAGATCCAACTGAAGCTGCTAAACTTGACTTTCAAATAAGACAAGAAAAGCAGTACATTGATTCTTTAAAAACAAAAGCAAAAGAAATGAATACTAAACAGTATGAACATTATCTTGAAACACAAAAAGAATTAGCTGCAACAAAAATACCAGAGTTTAGTGATCCAAATAAAGCAGATAGTTTTAAACTTAATTTACGTTCTACGTTACGTAATTATGGTTTTAATGACCAAGAAATTGGTAGCTTAGCAGATCATAGATTTTTATTACTAGCAAAAGATGCTATGACTTATAAAAATCAACAAGACAAAAAACCTATGGTTACTAAAAAAGTAGTTAATGCTCCAAAGGTTTTAAAATCTGGTGTTGCTAAATCAAATGTTAGTTTAGGTAGAGAACAAGTAAGAAATAAAATCAGTACATTAAAAAAGTCTGGACATATTAAAGATGCTCAGGCAGCTATAATGGATATGATTAATCTTAAATCTCAACAAAGGAAATAAACAATGGCACAACCAACAAATACGTTTGACACGTATGATTCAATAGGTGAAAGAGAAGATCTTTCTGATGTTATTTATAGCATCTCACCTACTGATACGCCTTTCCTAAGTTCTGCAGCTAAAACAAAAGCAACTGCAGTTCTTCATGAATGGCAAACGGATTCTTTAGAAGCAGCAGTATCAAACAATGCTGTTATTGAAGGAGACGATGTTACTATAGATGCAATAACTGCAACAACAAGACTTTCAAATAGTTCTCAAATTATGGATAAAGCCGTAGTTATTACTGGAACTCAAGAAGTTGTTGACAAAGCAGGTAGATCATCTGAGTTAGCATATCAAATTGCTAAAAAAGCTAAAGAGTTAAAAAGAGATATGGAAACTACTCTTACTGCAAATGTTGCTGAAGTTGCTGGAAACGCATCTACTGCAAGAAAAATGGGTACAATAGGTGCATGGGTTGCAACTAATGATGATTTCGGAAGTGGCGGAGCATCAGGAGCAACTGGTGATACAGCTAGAACTGATGGTACTCAAAGAGCGTTTACTGAATCATCTTTAAAATCAGTAATTAAATTAGTATGGAATGCTGGTGGAGACCCATCAATGATTATGGTTGGCCCATTCAACAAACAAAAATTATCAGGATTTACTGGTAATTCTACTAGATTTGATGCTGGTCAGGATGCAACTTTATATACATCAGTTGATGTATATGCTTCTGATTTTGGTCAATTGCAAGTAGTACCTAATAGATTCTCTAGAGATAGAGATGCTTGGGTGCTTGATATGGAATTTTGGGGAATTGCATTCCTTAGAGATTTCACTATGCATGAGATTGCAAAATCTGGTGATTCTGAAAAAAGACAGCTTCTAGTTGAAGCAAGTTTAGAATCTAGAAATGAAGCAGCTTCAGGCTTAGTTGCTGATTTAACTACATCTTAATAAATACACGTATCTAGGGGAGTAACCTCAATACTACTCCCCTTATACTTTTGACAACATTGAAGATCTGAGAGGGGTTAAGATCGGAACAATGAGGAAACAAAATGAGAACATTAAACGACTATTTTTTAACAGCAGAAATTGAAGATGTATCAACAGCTTCATCAACTTTTGTTGCTATACCAGATAATGGTAGAATAATTAAAATTTTAACTGCTTTACAAGGTGCTATTACAGGTACTAACTCCGCAGTTACTTTTAAAATTAGTGGAACTGCAATAACAGATTCTGCAATTACTATCACACAATCTGGATCAGCAGCTGGTGATGTAGATACATCAGAACCTTCAGCATTGCATGACGTGCAAGAAGATGGCACAGTAGAAATTATTACTGATGGTGCATCAAGTACTGCTCAAAAACTACTTGTTACATTTGTAATAAGAAGATAATTATTAAAGAGGGGGGTGGTAACATCCCCCAAACAAAGGAAAAAAATATGCATATAGCAATGAGACCTTTAACTACACAAAAGGTAACTTCTACTGGCACATCTACACAATCATCAGCATTTAGTGATAATATAGAATATATTAGAATAATACCTGATGCAGATTGCCATATAGAATTTGGAACAAGTCCTACAGCAACTACAAGTAAAATATTTTTAGAATCTAAAAATTATGAATATTTCAAAATTTCATCAGGTGAAAAAGTAGCTGTTATTGGATCAGTAAATTTATATATTACAGAACTATCAGAATAATATGGGTAAAGTTAGATCCATAGAATATGAAGGTGGAATAAAAACTAAGTACATTGTAGAATCTAATGGTTCATTAACTATTAATAATTCGCAAAATGTAAATTCTTTATTAAAGAAAAATAAAGCATTATACAATTATGATAAGGGTTATCTTTCTTCTGAAAAAGAAATGAAACGAGTAGCTAGTATTCCTCCTTTAATATTACAAATTTGGACTAAAGAATATAATGGAACAAATAATTGGTTTGGTTTACCTAAACAAATTCAAAGACGAATAATGAAAAATAAACTTAATAGTAATGAGTTTAAATATTTTAGAACAGCTGAAGGAAAATTATAATGGCTCTTACAACATTCGCAACTTTAAAAACATCAATAGCTAATTGGTTAAATAGAAGTGATTTAACAAGTGAGATAGCTGATGATTTTATTAAATTAACCGAAGCTGATTTTAATGCTAAACTTCGTATAAGACAAATGGAACAAATTGATTCTATTACTATAGATGCAGAAACAGAAGTTGTGCCAACAGGTTTTATTGCAGTTAGATCTTTATATATTTTATCAGCTAGTACTAAATTTGCTTTAGAATATATTACTCCACATAATATGTTTGAAATTAAAGGTGGTTCAACAACTGCTAAACCTAGAGTTTATACTATTGAAAGTGATAATGGTACAGAAACTTTAAGATTTGCTCCTACTCCTGACTCATCTTACACAGGTTTTTTATCTTATTATAAAAGTTTTACAGCTCTAAGCGATTCTAATACTACAAATTATATTTTACTTAATCATCCAGGGATATATTTATATGGTTCATTATTTCATGCAGCAAATTTTTTAGGTGGTATAGATGCCAATCAAGTACAGCAATGGTTTGCAATGTATGTTGCTGCTCTTGAAAGATGTGAAAATAATGATAAACAAGATTCATATGGTGGTGCACCATTAACACAAAGAACAGATATACAAACAGATTTATCATTTTATAGAAATAGATAATGCAAATAGCTTTTGGAAAATGGTTACCAGATCAACCTGAACATAATAATCCAGGTGCTAATGTTGCTACCAATGTTTATTATGCAATAAATACTTATAAAAGATTTCCATCTTTAGTATCTTATAGTGGAGCGTCTACAGTTGTTACGGACTCTAAAGGTGCAGCTTCATTTAGAGATAGTACTAATACTGTTTATAATTTTGTATCAACTGCTACTAATATTTTTCAATTAAGTTCTGGAGCATTTACTTCTCGTAAATCTAGTTTAACTGGAACAGCAACTGATTTTTTTACGTTTACTCAATTTGGTGAATATATAATTGCATCAAATGGAGTAGATGCTGCTCAATTTTATTTGATGGGAAGTTCAACTAATTTTGCCGCTTTAACAACCATTCAAACAGCAGGAACTTGTCCTTTATTTAAAGTGTCTTCAGTTATTAGAGATTTTTTAGTAACTGGTAATATTACTGGAGCTACTAATAGAGTACAATGGTCTGGTATTAATGATATAACTGTTTGGACTGGTAAACAATCTGATTTTCAAGATTTACCAGGATCAGGCGGAAGAATTGTTGCTATTACTTCTGGAGAAGTTGGATATGTATTTAGACAAAATCAAATAGTTCGTATGGATTATGTTGGTGGTATAACAGTATTTAGATTTTCAGTTATCTCTCCTAATAGAGGAGCTGTATATGGAAGAACAGTTTGTCAAGATAATAGACGTGTATTTTTTTATGCAGATGATGGATTTTACGAAATACAAGGTGATGATGTAGTTCCTATTGGTGTAGAAAAAGTAAATAGATTTTTTGACTTAGATTTAAATAAAGCATTTAGTGATAGAATTTGTGCTGCAATAGATCCTTTTAATCAATTAGCTATGTGGTTATATCCTTCCGCATCTAATACATCTAATACAACAGGTATTTGTGATAAAGTAATAATTTATAATTATGCTACTGGTAATTGGTCTTTAGGAAATGTTAATGCTAGTACAATTTTTTCTCAATTTGTAGGAGCTTATACTGTAGAATTAATGGATATTATATCTCAAAATTTAGACAATATTAATGCGGCCTTAGATACAGATTATTGGAATGGTGGACAAATGTTTTTAGGTGCAATAGATAATGAATTTAAAGCTGCTATTTTTTCTGGTAATTCTAATGAATGTGAAATTGAAACTGCAGAAATAGAAGGTTTTCCAGGAGTTAAAACTAAAATTACTGGAGTAAGACCAATTATAGATTCTAGTTCTAATGTTATTATTAAAACTAGAGATAGATTAGCAGATAGTGTAACTTCTTCATCTTCTGTAACTATTAATAGTACAGGCATAGCACCTGTTAGACAAAGTGGAAGATACTTCAAAATAAATGTTAAAATACCATCAGGCACAACTTTTACTCATGCACAAGGTATAGATGTTATTGCATCTCAAGCAGGATATAGATAATGACAGATACTATAGATATTGACAATATTAGATATAGTTATGAAAATCAGGAATTTTTTCAAAGACAATTAGAAGAAGCAGTTAATACATTAATAAACAAAAATAATGAAGAAAGTAATAAAGTCTTTCATTGGTTTATAAACTAGGAGATTTATGGCAGGGACCTTTATAGGAAAATACGATACAACAGCAGCAAATAATGCAACTACAGGTACAACAAGTGTATCAGTTGCAGAAGGAATGTTACCTTCTAATATTAATAATGCTTTTAGAGATGTCATGGCAGATATTAGACAGTTTTATAATTCTGCTGAATGGATTGAATATGGAGATGGTAATGGTACTTATACTCCAGCTTACGCATCGGCTACTTCATTTACAATTGCTAGTGTAGATGTAACAAGTTTTTATCATGCAAGCAGAAGAATAAAACTTATTGCAGCAACACCAGGTACAATTTTTGGAACTATTTCTAGTACAACTTTTTCTACTAATACAACTGTTAACGTAACTTGGGATAGTGGTAGTTTAGCTAATGAAGCTATTACTAGTATATATATTGGAGTTATTTCTAAAACAAATGATTCTATTCCTGAATTAGTTATTACAAATGCTAAAGTTGCAACAAGTGCTGCAATCGCTGCTACAAAAATTCATGACGGAACAGTTTCAAATACTGAATTTGGATATTTAGATGGAGTTACATCTGCAATACAAAC